GTCGGTCCTGTCGGTCCAACACCTGCTGGTCCTGTCGCTCCGCGACCACTTGAACCCGGAATTCCCACAGGTCCCGTTTTTCCTAAGATTCCCTCTGGTCCAGTCTTACCTGTTGCACCGTCAGGTCCTGTTAGCCCATAACCAGTTGGACCCTCAGTTCCTTGGATTCCCTCTGGTCCCGTTGGTCCTACTGTGCCAACTGCACCTTGATTCCCTGATCCTGATCCTAAGCGAGGACCTATCGGACCAAAAAATCCTGGTGGTCCCGGAAAACCTGTTGAAATTTCTCCGTCTTCTTCGCTTATTACTTCCCCGCCCCCGTTTCTTTCTGAAGAACCCCAATTAGTAATATTTGAAGGTGTTGCAAAAGAAGGAGGTCTTTGATTCGCTTGGAAATTTAATCCTAACCTGCCTCTAATATTAGACTCTTGTTCTAATGATTGACCAAAACCCTTCTCCATTTCCTTAGTCGTATCTATAGAGAAAGAGTAATCAAATAACAGATCGTCAATTTCTAAATTGACAGTCATTACGGAGAATTCCACCCGATAACACCAGAACAGTAAGGTATAGTACCCGTTGGTCCGGTATCGCCTGTGGGTCCTGTTGAACCTCTAGGCCCTGTTGGACCCGTTGAACTTCCTGTTGGACCTGTATCACCTGTCGGACCCGTATCACCTGTCGGTCCTGTTGAACCTATTGGACCCGTTGAACCTTGTGGTCCTTGAATACCATCAGGCCCTGCTTCGCCTGGGTCACCTATTATAGAAGGACCCTCGTCACCTGTATCACCTGTATCACCTGTAGCACCTTCTGGTCCTTGTATACCTTGTGCCCCTGCATGTCCTTCAGGCCCAGTTGGTCCCGTTGCTCCTTGAGGACCTGGGTCTCCTACTGGTCCTAATGTTGGAGGTTGCGGCATATTGATAACTACTTCAGAGTTTGCAAGATCACTCGTAAAGTTTTTAATGAATTTAATAAATACTGAGTGAATAGAAGGTAAATCTGCACCTCTATCCCAATCATTATTTTTAAAAGGCCAACCCCCCCACTCGTTCTTTATGTTGAATCCTTTTTCTGCTCTCTTTCTTTCTGCGTTTGTTACACCCTGTGAAGATGCAATACTCCACATTATTTCCCAAGCTTGGTTAGAGATATCAGGTGTTGCACTACCGAATGCCATAGAGACCACCGTATTTGTTTCGGTTGTCTACGGTGTCTTTATCGTATGATTTAGGTATACGATTCTGCTTGAATGTGTGATGATCCATTGCAGTCTTCATCGCAGATTTAAAGTTAGATAGCAACATTGCATACTGTGCCTTTGTTACTTTTCTTGCCCCTACTAATAAGTTCATCGCTGCTCCTTGTGCAACTGCTTCTGCTACAGCATGGAAGTACGAAGGGAGTATCTCGTACTTAACTATACTATCTGATAAAGATGTTTCGGTAAGAGTAGAACTTAAAACTACCGAACTAGGATATCCTGTTCCTTCTGCTGCATTCATAACATACTCGTCAATAATCCTTTCTTCTATCTCTCCCTTATTAGTTATCACTCTAATAAGACAACCTTGATAGATTCCTTTTCTTCTATCTATATCTCCTAACATTGAAGAACCCCAACCACCTTCAGACAGAGAAAGGGATATAGCCGCCCGAGTTAAATTTACTTTTCCATCTTCGGCATAATGAGGTTTAACATCTACCGTAGGTATGTACCATATCTCTACGTCTTCAGCAATTTGAGGGAAGGGTCTAATAGAAAGTCTATTTCCTTCTATACTCCAATTGGGACCTTTTGTGTGGTATTGATTTCTAGGAAGTAATTCCGTCTTTATTCTTCCGTCATCATACATCGTGACTATTCGCAATATTTCTCCTATACAGGAGGGTAGTTCATAATACTGTTGGTCTTTAACGAAAGAAACTGTAGTTTTTGCAATTATATAATCGCTTGAGGTGTTTTGAATCCGAGACATTACTCTGCTATACTCGGGTGTAATACCGTGCCTAAAAATATAGTCGTCCGAATAGTCAAGTTCTTTAGCGACATCACTAAGAATAGTCTTAGTCTTTTCCAATATCATGTGCAGGGAGGAATCTTTATTTGGAACAATCTCTTGAGAATTCTTCTCTTTTGCATTCGTTATCGCTGCGGTAAGGGAGGACTTCGCAGACTCCGCAACTATCGCCATATCGGATTCCGAAATCTGTCCTTTCAATGCGACCAATTCCAATATAGACCTAGCCACTACTGCACTCATTATACTGTACATCCAAGGAGACACTATTTCATACGCACAAACATTCGGTCCCGCTGATGCAAAACCTGTAAACGCTTCCGTTACCGTAACTGTTCCTGCTCCTGCGTCATGAGCAGTAATAGTTCTTTCTTCTATTGAACCATCTTCTTGGAATACTCTAAGTGTTGCACCTAAATAAGCATTATCTCTTTTATCTATTGTTCCTAACTGTCTTGAGAATAAGTTACCCCCACTCAATGTAAGTACTTTCTCCCCATCAGCTAGGCTGCCGTTGCTTGCGTAGTGAGGCATGAAGTCTCCACTAGGCGTATACCAGATTGTATAATTCGCAAGGTTAACACCTTCACCTGCATAATCATAAGGTATAGGTCTCATAGACAACCTAAGTCCTTGTACAGACCACCCTTCACCATTAGGGTCGTTCTCGTCTCGTTGACGAATTTCATCTACTACCAACCCCTTCTTAATTGTGGTTGAGAGTTTTGAAATTCTAAGTATCTTACCAACACAAGGAGGTAGATTATAAAACTCCTGATCCGAAACAAAGGTAATGTTTTGTCTTACGACAGTTTGAGAGTCACTAATACCGTTTATTAGCGTTGATACTTCTGCCAGCTTTGGACCCACAGCAGAACGCATGATGTAATCGTTTGATATTCCTGTTTCCATTGTCCCAGGAAGTCCCCAACGAATTCTTTGAATTATATCGTAAAGAACAGAGTTCTCAGGGGCTATACTTTTATTGTCTATCTTGTTAGCAGTTAAAACCATTGCACTTTGTAGTGCTAAACTAAACTGTTCTTTAAGGAAGCCCATTTGTTTTTCGTTTATATTTCTAGCAGCACCAAGATTCATCGACCCTGCTAGAGCAACGGCTTGCCAAATATGTCCCATATACTCAGGTACAATCTCGTATCTTAAAGAACTTGCAACAGGAATATCTGCGGTACCAAATGCCCTACGGACAGTTACCGTTTTTGTTGAAACATCGTATCCTGATATGACTTGCTCTTGAATTATCGTTTTATCGGCGTTCCATACTCGAAGAACTCCTCCTATATAAGCACCTTCTCTTCGGTCATAATCTCCTACGTCAGGAGTAGAATCTAATATAAAGGTTAATGCTCCCGATTCAAGTTCTCCACCATCAGCACTGTAATGAGGGGAAAAGTCACCAGAGGGTGCGTACCAAACTTCGTAACCTGCAGTGTCAGGTGTCCAATCAGGACGAAGGTACAAATCTCTACCATCAAGATGCCAACCTGGACCACGAGGATCTGTATCATCTCTCTTGGCTATGTCATCTAATACATCCCCTGCAGCATTTAGTGAGGTAATTCTATAAATGGTTCCTACATTAGGAGGAAGTTCTATGCTCGTATTATTGACTTCAAGGTTATCCAATGAAAACTTACAAAGTATAGGATCCTCTCTTTGTTGGTTAATACCAGTTATTACATTAACCATCTCTGGCTCGATAACATGTGATATTAGAAAATGGTTTGTATATTTAGCATCAAGAGATGGATCGTCCAAAAAGGTACGAATCCTCTCAAGTGTTGTCATCAATATAGAATTTGTACTATGCACTAGTTACTATCCTTCCCTTACCCGCATTAATAAGATCTTCTTTTATTTGGCTATCTTCTGTATAGTTTACATTAGAGTGAGACAAACTACTAGCGATATCATGTTGACCCTTCCTCTTAAGGTGGTCTACCATGCTAGTACGCCTCTCTAGACGTTCCGTTCTATCTGCCTCTTTTGCATCATCTCTTTCTTGGATTCTCTTACTCATCAATTTTTCCGCAGGGTCTGTGGCTCTACATCTAAGTTTTACTAAAGGAGTGGGGATCCATCCTCCTCTATCAGGAGGTAAGTCCATTGTGGTTAGTTCTAAACATACGGGCTTATCTACCTCCCACGGGGGGTAAATCCAATGAGCCAATACGAATTTCTCTGTAAGCTTATGATAGTAGACAAATAGATCTTTTCTATCCGTTTCTCTTCGGATATGGTTAATCCACATTCCATCCTCTAGAATCTGATGGTCTTCTCCTAATACGAGACCTGTATTAATTGCTTCTTCATATGGTGTTGTAAATACTTTTATATCCATATAGACAGTATACCAAAAGAAAGAGGGCCTACCATACTCGGCAGACCCCCTTCCCAACACAGGAGGATATGTTTCTAATTAAGAACTAATTTAGTTCTCGCTCCAAACACGGTCTGTAGTAACACCTGTCAATTTCAAACCTGCAGGTTGGTCTGGGACCAATTGCATGCGCATCTGACCTGGCATTTGAACGCCTTCTGTAACTCGTGTGATACCATTATTAGTGCCATCTGTATTATAGATAGGCAATTTGTTAGTACCTGTACCGGTGAGAGCACCAGCAATGAATTCAAAAGGAGCACCATCAGCACCTGAGAAGCTACTAGTTCCGCTAACTGAAGGAGGAATGTACTTCTTCCAGTTATTTCCACCTTTTCGGATTCCATATACCGCTGCATCTTCAACATAAGTTGAGGTGTAACCCGTATAACTTCGTCCGTCCATAGTGAATTGGAAACCTTCGTTTGAACCTTCGCTAGTCACGCTTGAAAGGCGACCAGTTCGATCCAATACTTCACGACCAATTTTCGTTGATTCGTAGTTCAACCAAACGCCATCACTGGCAATCAAGCAGTCAATGTATTGACCGTACTTGTTTTTAGCTGCGTGGAACCTACGCAAATATTGTCGAAGTTTGTGTTCAGTAAGAACACCAACGCTCGATTTCGTGAACGATTTAAACTCTGGGTGTTGTGACACATCAATTTGATTGGCTTGATCACGGTCAGCACCCATAAGATAAAGGTTATTTTCACCCGAAGCACCTGATTTTAACCAACTGTTAACACCAGCAAAACCTGTTGCTGCGGCGGAGCCAACGGAACCTGCATAGAGGATCCAGTCACCACTTGCACAAGCTTCGTGTATAGTTGCATCAAACGCATCTGCTAGTGAAACCAATCTAACTGTTGAAGTTAATTCGTCAACATAGTCAACGTATACTTCTACACGATTTGCTTGAGCACCATCGGTGGAGTTTTTCCAACCATCAGTTGCGTTAGCAATATCGGGAGCACTAGCTACATTATCCAAAATATCTAGACGTTGACCAACATAGAAGCGGTCAATCGCATAGTTAGTCGGGGTAAATGCACAGTAATAAACGGCTATACCGTCTACTGTTCCATCAGAAAGAACTGTATCTTTGATTTGACAAATTGCATATTCATCGTTTTGATTTACATACCAATAGTTACAGAGTGTGTGAGCTATATTACGACCAAAGCCTTCGAGTTTGGGAGCAATGATCTCACCAATAAAGGCGGGAGTTGCTTCTGCCTGAAGCTCACCAAGGGTAAACATGATGTTAGACATCATGGAACGCATACCAACACCGAGACGGTAGGGCATAGCGTTTGGACCCAAGGTAGGATCTGGCCAAACTTCGTTTAAGCTTTGTGTATATAGACGATTGCCCGGTTGGGCTGTTGCGTCACCATAAAGAGTGAGATCTCCTCTTGGAGCACCTTGTTCAAGCACACCTGCCATTGAACCCATAAATACTTTAAGTATTTTTAAGTCACGACCGAGTGCGTCAACAGGTCCGACCCCTTGACTTGTCGAGATAAGATCTCGCCAAATAGGATCTAAACCAGGAAGGAAAATCTCAATATTCTTATTGATGACTTCTTCGATACGCTCTTCATGTCTATTGAAGAGTGAATTATCTACTGCTGCCATCTTGAGATTCCTTTAATCTTAAGCTTTCGATTCTCCTCCAGTATCTTGAGCACCTCGTAGTAAATGGTCAAGAGTGTATTCACGGGCTTTGACATTAATGTCGCCCATGTTGTCACCTTTTTCATACTTAGGAGGTTCAACTGGAGGTTTATTAAATAAACTATCACTGTCTGTTGCTGTTTCCGGTGACCTTTGAATTTTATCAGGGTCTCCGATTACCGAACGGAATTTATCATACACTAATTGCGCTGCTTTACTAGCCTCCTCAGCAAACCAAGTAGGGCTGTAACTCTCGCCACCTGCTCTTCGCCTTCTAAGACCTTCTAAAGTAGCGTTTTCTACCTCGTTTTTAAGGACTCCTTGTCTATTTTCTCCCCCACTCCCTATAGACATGAGCTTCTGTATATATTCATTGTTTGTTAGTGTTGTATCAATAGCGGTAGAAAGTTCTTTCTTCATCATGTCTGCACCCAGACGATGTTGTCTTTCTTCTATTTCGTGCATTCGGTTGTTTTCTTGTTCTCTCATGGCTGTTTCCTGTTGGTATTGTTGGTAGTAATCTTCATTTTGGGGAATTTCTTCTTCTTGAGCCACGGGAGCTGGCTGTTCATAAACGGGTTGTTCTGCAGGTTGATCTGTCTCTACATCTTGACTCCAATTAACATACTCATTAATCTCTTCTGGAGTATATCCTTCTTGACTCATAAGGTATCTAACTGAGATCTCGCGATCTTCATCGCTATGCTGGCCAGAAGAAATCAAAGTTTTAGCATGTTCATTATACTCTTTTAATTTCGTAGCCTCATCTCTAGAGGTTAATAAATCTCTAACTGAAATTTCTTCTCCATCCACTTTAACTGTGGAATCTAAGTCTATAGCAGGTTCTGCTGCTGGTATATCTGTCTTAGGGGTTTCTTTCGTTGGTTCTTCTGGCATTACATTGCTCCTTGTTGTGGGAATTGCATTGGACCACCTTGGCCCATTTGTTGACTCATTGCTGCTTCCATTGGCGATGGTACACCCTCAGGCATCATAGCACCAGTAGCCTCTAATAGAAACGTCTTTAACTTGATAAACTCATTTTGTACTTCGGGGGTGGCTATTGCCATAATAGGACCTGACATAAAACCAATTAAGATACGAAGTTGGAATTCAGGTCTTGCAGTATGAGGTGTCATTACAATTTGACCTGGTTGTTCCCCATTTCCATAGAGAACAAGACAATTGCGTACAATCATATCGTAAGCAGACTTCTCTTCGTCTAACCAAATAGCAAAGTCCAATCCTTCTTTAAGTACTAAAATTTTAAAAGAATCTGGATCTGTCACCCCTACTTTAAGCATTTCCATTGCTTCTGTCTTACGGGCTATCATAGAACGAGGACTTGTCTCTTTAATAGTTATAGATACATTCTTTAGAGAAGGTAAAGGATTCGTACCCTGAAAGGATACTAAACTCTTTTCAGCATCTATAATTGCCCCTGCTAATTCTAAGTTTAAATCATGTAAGGGTATAGATATTTCATTATCCATTAAGGTTC